CTCAGCACGCAAGACGGAAGCTCCGAGAGGAGCCACCGGCTCCCAGCGGCGAGGATTACTCGCCCACACCCCATTCACATGGGGTGTGCCATCCAGTGTGTAGTGCAATCGCACTGGAACGACCAGAACGCGCAAGATGCTCACTGTCAACGAATGGCAAATCGTTGAATTGTTTGAGCGTGAGTATCTTGTGCAGGGCACCAATACCATCCAGCTTGTTAGCTGGGATGATAGCCTTAATCGCCACGCCCCTGACAAGGGGGCGGTGGAGATGCGGGCACATCTTCTGGACTTCGAAGTCCAGGAATGTATGGCGACCCAACACAGGAGATCCTGGATGGATCGACGGGAACGGGATTAACCGCCCAATCTCACCATCCAGATATCTCGCAGTCTTCCAGTAACCTTGTTGATACATCTGGTTACGAAGAGAGACGAACGAGACTATCTCGTGTGCGTCCTTGCGACTGACAGGGAATACACTCCGAACACGCGCCAACGTTACATCGACGCCGTCGTAGTAATCCTTGCCACAAGACTCACGGAACTTGCCGTTCCAGTAAGACTTGTTCGAGTTGACTTTGAGGCCGAAAGTCTCTAGCAACTCGATAGTCGCGGACACGTACCGGACGGGGACAATGATATCATCCCCGAAGGTGCGCACCTGTCCCACCAGCGACTGGATGTCGCGATGGGATAACGGGCGATTGTGCACTTTCTCTACCGCCAGAAACACGATGGTCATGAACACCATGGCCTCCATTGGGAAAGTAAGTGCAGAACCCATCGATGCGAACTTGGCCAGGCGTTGAACGCCGTGACCAGGAACATCAGCCTTCCGTGACCTGCATGCGTCCACAGCCTCGAACAAGTCGGGGTAGCGGCGCAGTAAGGCTCGTACATGCTGATTCGAGACACGATCACTAGCTTCGCTTAGATCAAGCGTAGCAAGTGATCCGTCGATTGATCCTGTCCTAGCCATTTGCTGGTTAGGAACTTGGCTGGACCAACCGACGAGCTGCCACGCGTAGTCAACGCGCTTAGCAGCAGACGTGAGCACTGCTAGGAGCCCCTGTTGCATGAACTGCATCCAGGTAGGCTCCATAGCAATAACTCGTGGTGTCTTGAGCGTCTTAGGAACAAGAACGACCTTCACAGGTGGTTCTTCTCCGGGTTCGAGGAGATCTGGGAAATCTGTCAGACATTGCCAATGTCTGTCGGATGGCAGGAGGGCCGTGCCCAAGGGCAAAGCTCCTCTGTCAAGCCGTCGAGTATACACAGTAGACAACCACTTCGCGTTTCCGCGCGTAGCGTCTGCTGTGCCTCCCGGTCCGTGGCGAGGTATGATTTCTCCTCTACCAACCGCAAGGTTGGCGGCTGAGAATACCTCAGACCACAGAAGATTGCTAACGCGATCGAAACCTGCACTAAGATCAGCAGGTAGATTGCGATCAGCATCCCTGACCTCCTTCTCACACTCGATGTAACCGCGGATGGCCTTCCTCTTGCGTGCTTCGGAGCACTCAAGATTTATCTTCTCGCACGCCAGAGTAATCTGACGTACTGAGTGGATGCAGGCCGTGCACGGGGAGTCGAGCAATCGACCCGAACTGCGATCAAACACATGGTCAAGGAAACCTCCGAGAAATCGGGGGAGCCCGCCAGCTCGTGAAAATCCTGCGAACTGGTCGTGACCAACCTGGCCTTGGTCGAGACTTCTTTGGAAGTCCTTCGCAAAGTTAGGTAGGGTTATCGTCAGAAACGATAACCCCTCGTGTTCCGATCGCTCCGTGATTGTTTGTAGATCACGGATGGTGCTTGTGTCACACCACGTGCTGGCATCAGCCAGCACGTACTGCATGAACACTGTGAGGCTTTTCATCGCTCACCCCTAACAGGGTATAGGGCGAATCCCGAGCTTCACAAGTGCCGACTGGAAAGGAGGGGCCGATTTCTCAGCCCCTCCCGTCCGTGTCTGACCCACAATTGGGTCAATCCATCAGTTCTCACCACCGAGGAACTTGGTGATGAGAAGCCCCGAAGAGGCGTTGAGCTGACTGATAAAACCGTCAACCACCGCCTTCTGCTCCGCGACCGTGTAACCCACGCGAGGGACATCCGCTACGACATAGAAAGTCATGCTGTAGGGGACGTTCTGCGCAGGGAACAGAGGGTCAGGAACAACCTTCGAGTGCACGACGCGCCAGGTCCGGCGAGTCCTCTTCCCGTAGGAAGAGGAGATCGTCTCGACCACAGAGTTGTCAGCGGACGAGAAACGCCCGCTGTCAACGCCGCTGCTCACTCTCGGAAGAGAGAGAGCACTGGCAGGTGCGATTGTGATGGATTGGGGATCGGCAATCATGAAGCGATGTCCTTGCAGTTGGAAGGACGTTGCCACTGGTTGTGACAACGCTTGGAGCCCGTCCTGTTCAAGATAGCTGACTGATCCGGCACAGTTGCCAGAAGAAAGCTCAGCTTCCCTTGAGGACGCCAGGAGACTTGGTTAGACCAAGCGATCCCAGAATCGACCACTGCCGGGCGGTAAAGCTGCCTGGCACAGTCGAGAACCCGAAAGGTGATGCCTTTACACGCTCTTTCCGCGTAGTGCGGTAGATCGTGGTCCAGGGCCCTCGTTGACCGTTTGTAAGTACCGGTCCCGATGTGACATGCGTGTACTCTACTGTCGTTTCCGACATCAAGTACCCGTATTGCATCACCAAACCATCAGATGCAAGCGCGCTAGCATTGGCGATGTTCTGGCCAATGTTAACGTTCCAGTCTGACAGCCAGCTCCATGGGGCGAGATTCCAGAGCACCTCCGGCGTAAGCCGGTAGCCCAGCAGAATGTTAGCTTGCTGGGAAATCCTCTCTGCATCGTCGAAGATTGAACCTCGATCTTGCAAGAAGTAGGTAAATGCTCCTGAGAACCACGTGCGACGTGTTGTCGTCGTGGACCTCAATGTCGTCCCGCCACGTGTTCCTCCGACATACGCCAAACTATTGATGGCAGACGTTGGCGACGCAGCCGCAATGGCTCCGTAGCTAGGCGCCTCCCACGTAGTCGAGCGTTCGAGGGGGAACTCGAAGGATCTCCTAACAATCCGACCAGAGTCGCGTTGGTACTGGGCAAGAATCTCCCGGTATCCAGCTGCAACCTTGGCAAGATTGCGCACCTCATCAGCAATCGGCTGGAAGCCGAACTGAAAAGCGAGGTTCTCTTTAGCCACTGCGTCGGCTCCCTTGAAGGAGTCTTCGTAGAGGCCGCCATCGAGGGGTGTCTTACCCCTCTTTGGCGTAGAGCGACCGCGTTGCAGATGATTAAAGAGAGCCGACCCGACTAAGGGGAAGCCCTCTCGCTTCAATTCTGCAAGTGTGACAGCGAGATCCGCTGTTGGATTAGTGGGTGCTACCGCTCCTATGGCCCGAGGGCCATAGTAGTTGGCATTAACTGCCGGGATGGTAGTGAACCCACCCCCGAAGTATGAGGGATCCGCCGCAAGGCAGCCCACATAACGGTACTTGGTTGGCCCAGACATGACCGTGAGGTCTACCTGGGGAGTGCAGATCAGCCTCTTAGAGACTGACCTAAACTCATGACCAGTGTCGTACGGTGTTTGAGGCCCTGCTTGCTTCTCGTCCTTAAGAACTCCGAAGAGTTCTGACTGGCTCGAGACATCAAACAGACGCTTCTCAAACTCGTCTTCGAGAGATCCAGCAGCACGTCCAGTCCGAAAACTGTACGTTTCTTGCGTCTGGGGTCCGCCATTCATGAACGGCTCGTTCCCTTTCGGGTCGAGTAAAACCCCATTCTGACGTGTGCGATTAAGCGCACGATCAGGGTGAGGTCTGTTCTGAGTAACGTACCCCATTCTGGAGATGTCCTTTCGGATGGTAGAACACTAGGCATGGTTAACCTAGTGAGTGACACCCCTTCTGGGGTGTTGACGCAAGCGCCAGGGCGGGTCCTTTAGGG